CTGTCCAGATGAACCCACAGGTTATGAGCATTTTGCAAGGTCACATTCAGGAGCACATTGGGTTGCTTGCTGAACAGCAAGCGTCTCAGTTGGTTATGGAGCAGGCTGGTCCTGAAGTTCAGCAGAATCCAGAAGCGATGCAGATGCTGAAGCCAGCTATAGACCGTCAAGCGGCTATGCTTATTGCTGAACTTACTGAGCAATATGCGCAGACAGTTGAGCCTATTCCTGAAGGCACAGACCCGCTTGTAGATATTCGCAATCAAGAGCTTCAGCTAAAGGCCGCTGATTTGCAGCGCAAAGCCGAAGAGTTTGCTGCCAAACAGCAATTAGATCGTGAGCAAGATGCAGCGGACATGATGTTGGCTCAAGAGCGTCTAAACTTGCAGCAAGAAGCGTTGTCAGACAAAACTCGTGTTGCTGAAGATCGTGTTCAAACTCAGCGCGACATTGCGGCACTTAATAACCAGACAAGACAGAAGGGAATGAATAATGTCCAGTAGTGTTCGTGAAGAGATGGCTCGTGTTAACAAAGAAAAACTTAGATCTAGGCGTTATGCCGAGCCAGTTTTAGAAAAAGTAAGGGCAAGAAATGACGAAGGTCACTTTATCTCCGATGACCCTAGCACACCACAAAACGAAGCTTGGGTTGAAAAGCCAAAAGCCAATAAAAAGCTTGCTACGAAGAAAAAAGCAATCGCCAAGAGTCATAAGTAGGTTTAGCTCAATATTAAAACCCCAGAAGTTCATGGGTGTTTTTTAAAATATTGGGATATGTACTTGTGTTTCCCGTTAGATCTTATAAAGTTCCAGTGGGAGAAACGCATGGACTCACTGCACTTAGCTGATTATCTGTTTAAAAAATTGCGTCAAAAGCGCGAAGACTTAGAGGTGACTTTAAGTACCGGAAATGTGCAAGACTTTTCCGAATACAGATACATAGTTGGGCAATTAAAAGGTCTCACCTTTATGGAGGATGAGATCAGAACCTCAATGAAAAACATAGAGTATTCAGATGAATAAAAAACTTTTCGTTCCTGATCACATTGCTAAAAAAGCAAACAATCCTAAAGGGATGAGGGACATCCCTAAGCCTTTGGAAACTGCGTTTGGTAAGCCAAAAGAGCAGAGCAAAAATGAAGATGATCCGTCAACGATTGGCAAATCTGTCATTGATCGTCTTCCACAGCCTACTGGGTACAGAATGTTGATTATTCCATTCTACCCAAGCGAAAAAACTAAAGGCGGACTTTTCGTACCTGACGCTGTTAGAGATAGAGAGGCATTTGCGACTGTAGCCGCGTATGTTGTGAAGCTCGGACCTGACGCATACAAAGACCAACAAAAGTTCCCAACAGGTAACTGGTGTAGGGAGAAAGATTGGGTTCTTATAGGACGATATGCTGGGAATCGCTTCAAAGTAGAGGGACTTGAGGTGCGTGTGATAAATGACGATAATATTATCGCAACAATCCTTGACCCCAAAGACATTTCTTATGTATAAAGATCACAGAAGGAAAAAATCTTATGCAAGATGAAGACCAAAAAGATTTTGAAACTGCAACATCCGTTGAGTTGGATGACGAAGAGGTCTATGTTGCTTCAGACAGCGACAGCGATGATTCTGATGACAGCACAACCCGAACAAATGTTCGTAAAGATGACGAAGATGAATCCGAGTTAGGTAGCTATAGTAAAAAAGTAGATAAGCGTATTAGAAAGCTTACTGCTGCGAGACGCCACGCGGAGGAAGAGGCCGCTGCGGCAGTCCAGTACATTAAGCAAGTCCAAGCACAAAACGACCAATATAAGCAGCGTTTATCAAGCTTAGACAAAGGCTACATGAGTGAATACGAAGGACGTGTAACTACTCAAGAGGCTCAGGCAAAACGTGCATTGACTGAAGCGTATGAAGCGGGAGAGTACGAAAAAGTTGCGGAAGCTCAGTCTGCAATTTCTCAAATTGCTATTGAAAAAGAGCGTTTGCGCATGCAAAAGCAACGCTCTGCGCAACAACAACAACAACAACAACAACAACAACAGCAGCAGCAGCAGCAGCAACAAGCTCAACAGAGACAAGCGCCAAGTAGAGATCAGAAGTTAGAATCTTGGATGGGGAAAAACACTTGGTTTGGCCCAGATGGCGATAAGGTTATGACGGGTGCTGCTAGAGCTATTCACAATACTTTGGTCGCAGAAGAGGGCTATGACCCTACAAGTGACGATTATTACGCAGAAATCGACAAACGTATCCGTCGAGAGATGCCGAACAAGTTTCAGGCTGACAGAAAAAACGTCCAATCTGTCACACCTGCGGGTAGCGGAAATCGCACCCTTAAATCAGGACGGAAGAAGCAAGTAGAGCTTAATAAGGGGCAAGTCGCTTTAGCACAGAAGTTAAATGTACCTCTGGATATATATGCCGCTGAAGTTGCCAAGTTAGAAAATCGGAGAAATTAATATGTCGGATCGTATGCCACGCGAGTCAAAAACGCGGGAGCTTGAAGAGCGCAAAGTATGGCGTCCCGGTTCAGCATTAGATGCTCCCAAAGCGCCCTTGGGCTACCAACATCGCTGGATTCGCGAATCCGTGATGGAATATGACGATAAAACAAACGTCCATAAAAGGCGGCAAGAAGGATATGAACTCGTTCAGGCAGAGGAATATCCAGAATGGTTTGGCCCAGTAGTAGATGAGGGACGCAACGCAGGCATCATTGGTGTTGGCGGTTTGGTACTAGCTCGTGTCCCCAACGAAATGGCGAAACAAAGACAGGACCACTATCAAGGTGTTACCACTAATCAAATGGAAGCAGTTGATCGTGACTGGATGCGTGAAAATAATCCAGCGATGCCTAAACTGGCAGCGCAACGTAAATCATCCGTGAGTTTCGGGTCACGGAACAAATCTGAAGGATAAGTAAAATGGCGAATCAAGACGCCCCTTTCGGCCTTCGCCCTGTCCGCACGAGCACTAGCTCACAGCGGCAAAATCGTTATCGTATTGCCTCCGCGTATGACACAAGCATTTTCCAAGGCGACCTAGTTACAATCGCCACAAATGGAACAATTGTTCGTGCGCCTGCTGGTGGTACTGCTCTGATTTTGGGCGTATTTAACGGCTGTCAATATGTAGATCCAAATGGCAACATCATTTACTCAAATTACTGGCCTGCTGACGCAACTGGTACTGAGATCTTCTGTCAAGTAATTGATGATCCATCAGCGACTTTCTCAATCCAAGCTAACGCTGCATTCCCTGTGGCCGATTTGTTTGGCAATTTTGATATTGTCGATGCAACAGCAGGAAGCACTGTAAGTGGCAATTCTCGTACTGAGATTGCTGTTAGCACAGGAGCAACTACTGCGGGTCTACCACTTAAAGCCATCGACATTTCTCAAGATCCTGAGAATAGCGATGTCTCCACCGCGAACACTAACGTGATCGTAAAAATCAACAACCATCTGTTCAGTGCTGGCACTGCGGGTCTGGCGTAAGGAGACTAAGTTATGGCTATTTCACGTTCACAACTGGTCAAAGAGCTAGAACCGGGCCTAAACGCTCTGTTCGGCATGGAATATGACCGCTACGAAAACGAACACGCTGCAATCTACGAAACTGAATCTTCAGACCGTGCGTTTGAAGAGGAAGTTATGCTCGTCGGATTTGGAAATGCACCTTCAAAAACAGAAGGTTCAGGCGTTGAGTTTGACAATGCAAATGAAGCATACACTGCTCGTTACTCACACGAAACAGTGGCACTCGCATTTGCACTTACTGAAGAAGCTGTCGAAGACAACTTGTATGACCGCCTTGGCGCTCGTTATACTCGTGCTTTGGCTCGCTCTATGGCCCACACTAAGCAAGTTAAGGCTGCTGCTACGCTAAACAATGCGTTTGATGCAAACTTTACTGGCGGTGACGGTGTTGAACTTTGTTCAGCAGTTCACCCTCTTGCTGGTGGCGGAACTTTCCGTAACGAGCCAGCAGTAGCGTCTGATCTAAACGAAACTTCACTTGAGAACTCACTTATTGATATCTCAACATTTGTTGACGAGCGTAACATGATTATTGCCCTTCGCGGCATGAAGATGGTTATTCCACCACAACTGCAATTCGTTGCAGATCGTTTGTTGGAATCAACTCTTCGTGTTGGAACAGCAGACAATGATGTAAACGCAATTCGCAACATGGGTATGCTTCCAGAGGGTTACACAGTTAACCACTTCTTGACAGACCCAGATGCTTGGTTCATCAAAACTGACGCGCCTAACGGATTTAAGCACTTTGAACGCTCACCAATGCGTACAAACATGGAAGCTGATTTCGACACAGGCAACATGCGCTTTAAAGCTCGTGAGCGTTATAGCTTCGGCTATTCTGACCCACGCGCTGTATTTGGTTCTCCGGGTGCATAAAGTGTGTTACAGTTAGGGCAGTAGTTAATACCTTCTCCTAACTTGGGGGTCACTTCGGTGGCCCCTTTCTTTTTTTAAAAAGTTGGTGTATTGTTAGTTTATCCCTGACAGTCGCATTGGGCGGCTGACTTAACCCACGACAGGAGATAATCATGGGTATTACTACTTTCTCTGGCCCAATAAAGGCTGGCACGATCAAAGATACAACAGGCACTACTGTAGGCACTAATGTTGCCAACGTGGGTCAAGTTGTTATGGCGCAGACGTTCTCAACAGGTGTTGCCTTAGACGGAGGCGCTTCTGCCGCAAACACAACTACCGTTGTTATCCCAGCAAACTCCCAAATCGTTGATATCGTCCTTGACGTTGTTGGTGCTATGGTAGGCGCGACTTGCGTCTTTAGCATTGGTGACGTAGCTGGCGGAAACGCAACTTTCTTGAATACTTTTTCGATTACAGTAGCCTCTGGCGTGGGTCGTAAGTACCCTACAACTGAAGCTGGCGGCGCATTAATCTGGGCAGACACAGGCGCTTCGGACTTACGGCTAACTTGGACTTCTACCGGAGCAACCAGTAACGGAGAAATCCGCGCAACTGTTTTGTACCAGCAGAATAACAACTTAGCGTGATAGGAGCTTAACATGGCAGGACCAGTAAAGGCTTATGCTTGGCCTCAAGGGACAACGGCTGGAATCGTTGGCCCTGCTCGCTCTCGCATTCGTCAAGTAGTGATCTACGCAGAAACTGCTGGATCGTTTACCATGAAGAATGGCACAGGTTCTGGCGATGATTTAATTGTCCAGCCATTTCCTGTAGGGATGCACGTTTTGAACATTCCTGATGATGGCGTCCTAGCTACGGCTGGCGCTTTTGTCAGTGCGTTTACGGGTGCTAATAACGATCTGACAATCTTTTTGTCTTAGAGGTAAAAAATGGCGGGAAACGAGGTATCATCGGCACACACACATACAAGTGCTATTCTTGTTACCCGCCGTACACGTATAAAAGGCATTGTCGCTACATATGAGTCTGGATCTTCAGGTAATGTTATACTTTATGACAACCCTAGCGCCGCATCTGGCAAGGTTTTGATTGAGTTTGACGAAACAACTCAAGGAACTGTTGACATAATTGTGCCCGGAGATGGTATTTTAGCGAAACAAGGGGTTTACGCCCTTCTGCCAACTAACACTTCAATAACAATTTTCTACCAATAGGTGCTTAATGTCTGTCGAAAAAAGCGGAGAGAAGTTTTCAGGTTACAATAAGCCGAAGCGCACCCCCGGAGCGAAGAGTAAGTTCGCCGTTTTAGCAAAAAAAGGTGATAAAACCAAGCTTGTTCGGTTTGGAGACCCAAAAATGACTATCAAAAAGGGTATTCCAGCTAGAAAGAAGAGCTATTGCGCTCGGTCTGGAGGGATAACTGGCACAACTGACAAATTTAGTGCAAACTATTGGTCAAGAAAGGCTTGGAATTGTTAATGGCGGAAAAAACAGTCCACGAGCTTGAAATAGAGTTCACTGAGTGGAAGACTAATCAAAAACATCTCATTGACAGCGTTGATAGCCTTCAATCATCTGTAAAAGAGGTAAAGATAGCTGTCTTCCAAGGAAAATGGATGATTGTGGGCGCTTTGGTGTTCGCTGGCCTTGTAAACAGCGATGTTTTAATGGGTATTTTGATGAATTTTGGGTCTAAATAATGGCTATAGGACGGTCTCAAATGGCAAAACAAGTCTCTAAATCAGGTAAAAAAAAGGGCGCTGACGGCAAAGCTTGCTGGAAGGGTTATCGTTACGCTGGAACAAAAGCTGGAAAAGACAAGTGCGTTCCAGTAAAAAGAAAGAAAACAACTACTCGCAAGGCAAGAAAGGCGTAATCCATGACCGTATCTGGCTCCACAGACTTCGAACTTGACGTAGCAGAATACGTTGAAGAAGCATTCGAGCGGTGTGGCCTAGAGGCTAGGACTGGTTACGACCTAAAGACAGCAAAACGGTCTTTGAACATAATGTTCGCAGATTGGGCTAATAGGGGCCTAAATCAATGGACTATCAAGGAACGAACCTTAAATGTAGTAGAGGGCCAAAGAGTTTACCCACTTTCTTCGGATATAATAGATGTTTTGGCCGTTGTTGTGCGTCGTGGCACCACAGACTACACGATAGATAGGGTCAGCCGAGACCAGTATCTATCTATACCTACCAAGGAAAGCACAGGGCGTGTAACCCAGTTTTTCTTGAACAGGCAAATCACGCCAGATCTTCAAGTTTGGCCTGTACCTGACAATAGTACAGATATTTTGGTTTATAACTGCCTTACTCGCATAGATGACGCTGACACTATGACGAATACAATGGATGTTCCCTTCCGCTTCTATCCCTGCTTGGCGGCTGGTTTGGCCTATTATATATCATTAAAAAGAGCGCCTGAACGGGTTCAAATGCTTAAAGCTGTTTATGAAGAAGAAATGAGACGCGCTGTAGATGAAGACAGAGATAGGGCTTCTTTCCAAATTTCTCCTAGCTTGAGGAATTATAGAATTGTCTAAATTCGCAACAGGTAAGTGGGCTTATGGCATTTCTGACCGTTCTGGCTTCAGATATCGCCTGAGAGACATGCGCCGTGAGTGGAATGGGCTTCTTGTGGGGAAGGACGAATGGGAGGCCAAACAGCCTCAATTAGAGCCTATTAGAGCAACACCTGACCCTCAAGCACTAAAAAATCCACGTCCAGAACAGAACGTGCCTCAGAAAAACAATATACAATGGGGCTGGAACCCGGTTGGAATGGTGGGAGACGGTAGCTTGACACCTAATAACTTGATAGCTCAAGGTTCAGTTGGAACAGTCACGGTGGTAACAACATGAGTTTTACATACGCGCAGCTTAAACAGGCTGTTAAAGACTATACTGAATACGAAGAAACAGAGTTTGTAGCAAACATACCTTTGTTTATCCGTATGTCTGAAGAGCGAATACTAAAGAACGTAC